CGGCTTCGTGAGCTAGCAGACTGTCCGCCGTACCGAGGTCAGGGCGGAACTCGATGGGCTCGGCCTGGACATCGTGCGCCAGCGGCCGAGCGAGGTAGGCCATGTGCAACGACGAATTGTGAAAAAAGGGCAGCATGCCAAGGGCGGTGCCTTTTTCCAAACGATCGGCATCGGCGTCGGTACGTGCAGTGTCGACGCTGAGCATGAACCCTTTGGTGGCCCGGGTTATGGGCATCTGTAGTCCGATACGTGTGCCATCGCTTATGACGTTACTCGCAAGGAAGACACCACCGCCATCGCTGACGCGGAGCTTGGGCAACAATCCCATCTGAGTCATTGTTTCCGTCATAGCGGCCACGTACCCAGGTGGCACAACGCCACGCACCATTAAATAATTGTCATCGCCGAGTGCGAGCATGGCTATGTCGGTGCCGGGAGCGCACATCACATGAGATTGCAAATGAGCGCAAACGTTGTTGAGAGTGTTACAGCTACTGGTCGTCCAATATCCGGACCTTCGCATCACCGGTGGTTTGGCAATGACGAATGACCGCGAACGAATGGACGATGACTGGGCCGTGTCGTATGCATTCACGATAGCGTCGGGAACACCCAACCTGCGCATAGCCGCTATTTCATTGTCAAGGCAGTGCTCCCCTTGAGTCCCGTCATACAACTTGAAGTCATCTTCAAAGATCGCCCGAAATCCTTCAAGCCAACGCTCGCGAATAAAAGCACCTATTTCATTGGTCGTCGCCGCGTTGGTATAATAGACATAGGCGGTTGACCCGGCGTATTTGTAAGCCACGCGCCCGTTCCATTGTTTCTTCAAACAGGCGTTGAAATGGGCGAGCGCGGGTGCCGTCAAGGCTGAAAAAGTGGGATCCATAGCAGTGATGAGACGCCCAGCAAAAAGAGTGGTCTCGGACATTTTCCACTCAACTTTGACGTGGGACTTAGCACGGTAATCGATTTCCTCACCATCCGCCAAGGCGATTGCGCCGCCGACGTGAACGCTGGCGCGGCCCGGATCCATATGCGCGAGGGCCGAATCGAATGTCAACGTGTGGCCGTCGACAGGTGTCAACAAGGTGGTCATGGGCAACCCCAACATGTTGCCTATTGGGGCAGGATTACGACTAAACAACATGCGCTTGTTGATAGCATTGATTTCGCCGAGATCGCAATTGCAGGCCATTTTGGGCAAGGGTAGTGTTTGGCCCGTGTCAGGGCAATGCACCATGATCTGGCTCAGCCGTGAGAACCCCACCACGCCTTCACGACATCGACGAGGGGGCCCTATTCGACGCGCCGGTTTGTAAGCAGGCGCGCAGGGGATGGCCAAGTCGCGAGCGCAACAAACGCTAGCTGTGACGACGGTAGGAGTGTAGGCGGCTTTGCCAGACACAACGCCGGAGCGCATGAGGCCCGCCACGCCAAACCCGGTGGCCATAGCGGCCATGACGGGCAGTCCGTAACGAACGAGAGAGGGCCCAGGAGCACCGCGTTGCAGTGAAAGCTCAGTGGCATGGTCGGTGCTGTAAAGAGGTGTGGCCACAGTGGCCAAGGCGTCAGCCGCCATGGGGGTCTCGTACTTACGGCGTAGCGCGTCGACCAACGTTTCCGCCACGTCGATTTTGGTATGTCGTTCGTTGACGAGATTGCGCTCGGTGGCCGTGGCGCGGGTGACGACAGCCGTGTGGTTGGCGATGTGTGCCGCCGCATTGACGGCGGCCACCTGTATCACGTCGGCGCGTTCGAGGATTAGGCGTCGCGTCCTCGGATGTACGTCGCGCGCGGCTGCGCACAACCGATGCGCAACCATGGTAATGAGGTCACGATTGGGCGCGCGCCCAGCGACATCCATCGAAAGGGTGTTGCGCAACTGCATGGTATATTCAGTTGAACATTCGATTTGAACGTCGCCGGGACGATGACGCCCGCCGCGTGCATAATACACGGGGGACGGACAAGGGGCAAACCGATGGGCAACGCGCCATGAGGCATCCACGGGTCCATCGTAACCCACTGGCAGAACGACTATCACGTTGTCACACGGCAACAACTCGAGAAATTCGCCTTCAGCGTGGTTAGTTATAACCACGGTCGCGGGGTGCCCGTTGTAAGGGGTATTGCGTCGTGTATGATCGCGCGCGTCAACGATGTTGGCGTGGGCCAAATACGCGGCCACCTCAGCCACACTCGTTTCCTCTTCATCGCCGACGTAAGTCGGCAGATGGAGTCCATCCCAAGCATTGTACGCCTCGCGTCCAATAGCGCGAATAATCCATGCGTTATCGGAAGACGGCGCCCAACGAAACCGATAATGATGGTCGGGAGGAACTACTATGGCTGGAGGAGGACCAGCGGCGGGAATAGCCATCGGGGGGTGCCATGCCGGGGCCACAGGCGCCGGCGCGGGCGGCCCAACTGGTATAGGCATCATGGGAGGATGCCACCCGACAGGCGGCCCTGGTGCGGGTCCAATTAATGCGTCGCTGCCGACTGCCACAGGCGGTGGAGGTGGCGGTGGTGGTACGGGCACAGGCGGCGCTCCGCCAGCGGCGTGATTGTTATTAACGGCTGCGACGGAGGAATATGAGCGGCCGCCGGAGTCGCTCGGGCGATGGATCTTAACGTGCGACCGATAGTCTGCGCGCGAGCGAGGTGAGACCACGTAATCGTCGTCACTACTAGCAGCGCTCGCAGCGTCGGCAGCGCGCTGTTGGCGGGCAGCCTGATTGGCGGCCACAACGGCGACCGGTGGGCTGAGGGTGCCGTCATTGGCGCCGCCGCCGGAGCCTTAAT